TACTCGTTTGTGGCGTGCGCCACACTTGTGCATCGGTGGCCCGAGTAGGGGCCGGTAGGTGGTGAGCGTTTGCCCGCAACTGGGGCACCACCATTCTACCTTTTGTTGCGGTTTCATGTCAGAACGGGTCTTCGGGCAGCTCTTGTGGGCTGGTGGGGCTGGGGATGTTGGTCATGCCGGACGCCCAACGGAGGCTGAGTGCCACGTCGTCCGCAATGATTTCCCACTTCTTCTTCTGTTCGCCGTCACGGGTTGTGTATTCGGACTCCTCGTTGCGGCCGATCACGACGACCCTCTGACCTTTGCTGAGCACGGCACCGACGTTCTCGGCCATCTCGCCGAACACGGTGACGTTGTGCCAGCTCACCCTTTTGTTTTCGTCCCGTCCATAATTGTCTGCGACCGAGAATTTGAGTACAGCAGCGCCGGAATTGGCGTAGCGCAGCTCCGGGTCACGTCCGACGTTGCCGATCACTGTGATGGTGTTCACTTGCTTGTCATCTCCTTGAATGTGGCACGGAGTTTGTCCATGTCGCTGATGGTTACCTGTGTGTAGTCAACCCCGGCTCGTTTGGCGACGGTGACTGGGTCGATCTTCTTGTCCATGCAAGCCGCTGTGAACTTGCCGTGGAGTTCGGGGGAGATCAGGGCGTCTCCGGTGTCTGCGTCGCTCTGAGGGGCTTCTGGGGGCCTCTCAGGGGATTGTGGGGCCTTCTTCGCTGCCGCCTTCTTGACGGGCTTGGCGGGCTGGTCGCCCCACTCCTCCTTGGACCAAAGCGACAAGGCCACCCCAAGACGCATGGCTCCGTTGCGTATCCCATCGGATACCAGTTCTTTGCCGATGTCCACCTTCCGGTCCTCGACCGACCCGACACAGTACCGACGGTGACCGAGGACGGTCATCCAGAATCCTGCCTGGACCATCGTGCCGATCTTCACGCGGGCCGGCAGGCCAGCCTCATCGAATGCGACAGGCTCAATGGTCCACAGCGGGTCGATCTCCAACAAAATTCTGGTGACTTCGGCGTGTCCGACGTAGTCGAGCTGGGTGCCACCCCTCGGCAGTTTGCCGACGATGGACGGGTCGGGCACAGCGTGATCTTTCACGATCTGTGCAAGTTTCTCGGTGTTGTTCACTTGTTTCCTCCTTTGAGTGACATCACTCGGTAGCTTGAACTGGTCTGATATTGGGCATGAAGGTCGGGTTGCTCCGCTGCGAATCGCTTGGCGTCGAACGAGGTCCGAGATCGCTGCTTCCATGTGACAACCTCCTTGTCGCCGATCACGCCGGACTCACACCCGTCGAGGATGATACCGAGCTTTGCTTTCAGTTCGTCCTCACGGTCATTCAGTTCCTTCTTCTCAGCTTGGACTTCTTGTAGCGCGTAGATGACGGCGGCGTGCTCGGTGAGATCGGCAACACCGTCGTTGTCACGGGCGTGCGAAGCGACCTCGCTGTAACTGGCCTGCCAGTCGGGTGGGATCACGCCTGTGGACACTTGCTTGCAGAATCGGTTGACCTCTTCGATGTGCATTTCCTTGTCGGACTGATCGACATGCTGCTCGTGGATGTGCAGGTCGAGGGTGCTGTCGAAGATTGCCCAGTGAATCGTGTCAACCCCAGCGCAGATGGCTTGGTGTACGCCTTGGAACCACCAGTACGGTGGCATGTCGGCGGGCCGCCATTCCCGGTTGTACGTCTTGATTTCCACGACAATTTCTGGGTGGGCGATTGGACCGATGGCGTTGATCGCGTCGAGGGTGGCAACCATGCTGGCGTTCCGTTCCTGGTATTGGTACATCAGATCGGGCGATACCAGTTCGATACCAAGATCGTCGCTCGCCCACTCGATGATGACCGGCTCAAGACGGTTGCCTCGGTCCATCGCCCGAGTGGTCTCGGTCACCTCCGGCTCATCGGCCAGCTTGTCCATTGCCAGCCCGTACTTGGACTTGAACCGGTGCATCCCGTGGACCGCTGCTGCTTCGGATGCGGACACGACTGGCATCCCAATCTCGTCACGGTGACGGATGCGGAGCCAGTCGAGGCTGCCGTGGGGTGGTTTGGGGATGGTTGTTCTGCTCACTTGTACCTCCTAGTTGGGTGAACGCGACTTTACGTTCGGGGTGTGACAGCCGTCAAGTCAAATCTTCCTCAAACCAGTTGAGGGGGAGATGGGTGGCGAGGCTAAACATCCGCATCACGTTTTCCAACGGGATGTGCGTCACGTCCGACACCATCTCCGGTTCTTCCGCAGTGTTCACCACCGTGCCAACCAGAGTCAGGAAACCTTCCTTCTTCTTTGGCCACACCCAACCCACCGAGATCGGGAGAATGTCCTCCGGTTCATAGTCCTCGGTCGTGATCCACGTTCCAGGTGCGCTGTGCGTGTCCCGCCACTGAACCACAACCATCGGCCATGTGTTGTCGGTCTCGTCGTACACCTCACCCATCGGTCGGGTGTCCGTGACCGCCACAGCTCGGGCATCGGCGGCCTTCGCGGCCAGTCCAAACCTCACCACACTGTTCGCACTCGTAAAGATCAGTTGTCACTTTTTCCCTCGGTTGCGGGCACGATTCTTCGACGCATCCTCCGCCACGATCCTGCCGTCCTTCGTGTGCGACATGTCCTTGCCACCCTTGCCCATCACGCCACGCTCACGACGGACCTTCGACAGCTCGGCACGCTTCGCCTTCTGCCCCGGACGGGCGTTGACCTTCTTGTCGGTCGCAGCCTTCTTCCGGCGGGCGTCAGGGTTGCTTCGGTAGTACTTTGCGGACCGTTTTGGGTTGCTGACTCTGGGCGGGGCCATCAGATGCTCCTGTCTGGAATGCGGCGTCGAGTTCTTCCTTCGTGATAACCCCGTCGTCGGCGTAAGCGCGAGCCAACTTCTCCACAACATGCGCCGTTGCGGAAATGCCGGCAAGAACCGCTGCTTTCCATACGGGGATTCCGCCAACGATGGCGGAGCCGCCGATGACGGCCATTGCCGAGTAGGCGAACACGGCGAGGATGCGAAGGATGACGGATCTCATGCTTCGTACAGTTTACCTCGCCAGAAACATTGGTTCTGATGGATCGGGATTTGTTCATACCAGAACTGTCCGTCACCTGGCTCAAACGTGATTACTGCGAATCCTTGCTGCCAGTCTTCCACCACCGGAAGCGGTCGTCCGTCCAAGTCCAACCCGCCCCGTGTTGAAGGAACTGCTCCGTCCGTTCTTGCGAGCGTGCCAGGGGATGCGGCCATAACGGTTTTGGCTCCGTCCCAGTCTTGCCGTGTTTTCTCCGCCCATTCGCGACGGTGGATGTGACCGTAGACCACGGAGACTTTCGTGTCGGACAGGTAGGCGTGGGCTGTTGACCCGTTGGATCTGACTTTGGTTCCGTGGATGACTTGGAGTTTTTCGTTGATCCAATAAACGGATGCCGGGTAGCCAGCCAAATACTGAACCCGACTATCGTTGAAACGACAGAGGCTAGGCAAGCTAAGGACAGGCCAACCATTCGGATCATTGCCTTTCTTGATGCCGAACGCAGCTTTCGCGTTATCGAGTACATAGTTCACCAGCCTTTCCTCATGGTTCCCGGCAAGCCAAATGATGTCAGCGTTCGGAGCGCAGGCTCGAAGTTCTGCGGCGAACGTGGTGCAACGGTCAATGGAAGCCTGCGTAGTCAACGCGAACGCAGGAGACAAACGGTATTTGCCGAACTCTGGAGCATCGAAGTTGTCCCCAACGCACACCACTACGTCAGGGTTCAACTCCCTCATCACCGACAAACACAACTCGATTGCTTTCTCGTCGTGCGTCGGCACAAGCTCTCCGTCAGTGGCCCTGTAATACCCGATTTGGGCGTCAGGCACAATGACAGCAGTCCGGTACCCTTCGGGCCTTACAACGCCTTTCAGGGGCCTTACAGAGCATTTGACGGGCGGCCCCTGATTGACCGGATCCCATTCGGGTCCGTCCTCCCAAGCCGGCGAGAACGACAACCCCGCCATATCGACGGTGTGAGCCTCCCCCTCATCATCTTTGTAGAAGCCCTGCCACACGTTGACACGGGTGATCTTCCCCACCTCATCAACGTCAATCCCGTTCCGCTCCAACAGGTGAGCAACCTTGCCCAACACATCCTTCTTCGACGGGGGCGGACCGTCCTTGATTGCGTCAGCGAGACTCACAGGAACAATCCTTTCGCACATGACGTTGAATCGTCCCGTCTCCG